CCAAGCGTTCCGACATCCCTCCAGGGCGTTGTAAACGCAGCGGTAGGTCAGCCGGAGCTGTTCGTCGGCGATGGAGAACAGGTCGTACATGGGCGACATGGACGCGTCGAAATAGCTGGACACGTCAGAGGTCCGGCCGGAACGGAAAGGCTTGGTCGCCTCGGCCTTGATGGCGTCCAGCTTTTTGCCGAACGCTTCCGTCGCGGTGAACGTCTCGGTGATCAGGCGCAGCCAGTGTTGCGGCGAGTCGGGAAGCTCCCGGTACATGGCCTTGTAGTCGTCCAGGGTGTTGCGGCGGCGGGCAGGGGGAAGAGACTTGGCTTCGGATGCTTCCAGGACAGGCGCTTCCACGCTGCGAAGCTGCATGGCAATTACATAGTCTCTGGCCTCGCCAAACACGGCCACGGGCAATTCCTCGTAGCGTGGCACCTTGAACTTGCGTTGCAGGCGCATCCAGATTTGCGAGAAGACCTTGCGCTTCACCGCGTCCGGGTAAGCCGACGCCTTGGCCTGGACCAACTCCTTGATTTCCTGCTGCTGGGAGGCGGTAAGGGTTCCTGCGGTCGGGAACTTCCGGGCAAGCTCGGCTTCCATGGCGTTGAAGGCCTCGATGTACCGCAGCTTCCAGGCCATCGCCTCTTTGCCGGTGAAGCCCATCACGATCAGCGTGAAGCCATCGCGGGTCATGAGGTAGGCGCGCTCTTGGCGAGTGCCGCCCTTCGGCCCAGGGACTGCCGAGGATGTCTCCTCAAAATTGAGGGCACAGAAATTGCTTGGGAGATGATGGCAGGTTTGGGTTATCGCCCTCATCACGTTGTCATGTCGCTTCTTGAAATGCTCGGCCACGGCGAGGGAAGAAGCCCTGGGATGCCCGTTGGCGAGGGACAGGATGGGCATTGCGCCCGGAAGACCGTTGCCCGACGAAACGGGTTCGGATAAAATAGCCTGAGCCATGGTGCACCTCCTGGTAAGGTGTGCTGGGGCTAGGCCCTGGTTGGGTGGTGGTACACCCGGCCGGGGCCGCTTTTGTTACTGGGTTTCTTTGGAACGCTCCAATTTCTCCTTGACAGCTTCGATAAACCACTCCTGCAGCGTTATTCCCTCCTTCAGGGCCGCTATCTTCGCCTGCTTGCGAAGTTCGACCGGAAAATTTCTGATCCCGATATTGGTTGTTTCCATGTGCCCGTCTCCTAATTCAAGAGTTAAACATGTTAGTCATGTTTGTCAATCCGTCTCGTAAAAAATATCCCCATTTCAAGAAAAACACCGCCCGCAGGCTTGCCCTGCCCATGTGGCGGGCGGTATCGGTTTGGAGAAAGGGAGAACGAAAAGATGGCCTTTATCTTCGCCTGGATATGCTGTGGCATAGGCGCTTCAGTCATTGCCAACGCCAAAAATAGAAGCTGGTTCGATTGGCTGTTCCTCGGGATGCTTTTAGGGCCGCTTGCTATTTTTATTGTGGGCTTTATGCCGACATGGCATGCGCCAGTTCGGCATAAAAGATGCCCATCTTGTGCGGAATATGTGAAGCAAGAGGCTATTGTTTGTAAGCACTGTGGTCGCGAATTGCCCATGGCTCCACATAAAATATTTTGTCCAGAATGCGGAATTGACATTACATACATGCCTAGCGAGTGCCCAAAATGCGGGAAAAAATTTATTTATAGAGACAGGTCTAAAGAGACCGAAGTGATATAAAGTAGAGTCAAGAAAAAAAGGCCCCATGATAACTCAGGGGGCTAGAAAAAACCTGGCTGCTAGCCATGGCCACGGAAATTGCTTACTTGCCGGCGTGGAGCATCACAACGCCGCATCATCCTAACATCGCAGCTTTCTTCTTTTTGTATTCGACGACAGCTCTCTTGCTGACGATATTGTAAAGGGCCTTGAATGTGGAAACTAAATCATTTCTGTTCGATTTGAACACTTCAACGTCAGACTCAATGGGACTTCTGTAAAGAAAAACTCTAATATCGTCTCCATTTGTTACCATAAAATATGGAGTTCCCAAGAACATGGCGTAGCTTTTCGCTTGTCCGATGTGATCAACGAGGGTTTTCCCCACGTTTTTTGCTTCAACGACCAGCAATGCGTTGCTCTTTGTCCGGTTAAGTCCGTCAAATAAAACAAAATCTGCTTCTGTTTTAGATTTTCTGACACCGACAATTTGTTCGACCGGGTATCCATCTGACCGGTCGTCTTCGTCGTACCCGAGGCGCTCCAAGAGCGGAAGGACAAAACGTATTTCAACCTCCCTCTCGCTGCGGAAAGTCTTGGATGCGATGGTGGAAATCCACGGGTCGTCACCTGTTGGGGCCGGCTCCCCATCTTCTCCTTCTGGGACGGACGTAAAGTCATCCACGGGGATGTGCGGAGTCGTGACAGAAAGGACCACCCAATCGTCACGATCCGCCTCGGAAACGGAGGGAGCGCTAATAATACCAGCGCCGTCAAGGCTCTGTTGAATAGCCTCAAGCCAATGCTTTTGTCTGGTCTTGAAGCCGTACATCTTGAGAAGCGTCTTCAGAAGGATGCGACGAGATTTTTTCGGAGAGTCATTAATCGCGTCACGTATCGCTGTAGCCACCGTTTGATAATCATGGTCTTGCATTTAAAAACTCTTTTTTATTGAAATCGTTACGACTGGTCGCCTGAGCGTTAAAATAGAATAACATTTTTAACCAGCTAATTAAATTCAAAGTTAGTTACAGAGCATGACGTTGACACCCCCTGGGGATTAACAAATCCCATATTAAAATAAAAAACAAACTTACGCTCTCCAGGTGCAAAGGACTGATATATTGTCTTTTTGTTAAAATCAACAAACGTACCACTTTCACCAAAAACCTTACATTCAACTGTAACGTCTTTAATTGGCCTCTCGCTGTTGTTTGTTATTACGAAATCCATCACAAGCACTGACTTTGGAGCTCCGATTGATCCTTCTGCGTCAAGTGATATATTTTTATTGATAAACAGTATTTTAGTTTTTTCAGGGCTATTAGACCTATTTATATTATTTTTATTAGCCGTTCCTGGAAGCGTTCTCGCCTCATTATTACTTTGAACCCTAGTCCAAATGACCACCAAAACAATAATAGATATAGAAATAATCGCCAGCCATCTAATGATGCCCCCCAAAAAATGCACAGACGAAACCAACGTCCCTTTTGCATTTTTTATGAGCGGATGTCCGCAATTCGGGCACGATTCCGCCTGGTCCGAGACCTCATGACCGCACTCGGGGCATTTGATAAGAGACACCTCGCCCTCCTATTTCCCGCCCCGATACCAGTTTTCATGTCGACCCGGCAAGACTTGGACACAAAAAAGCCCCGCTGGCGGGCGGGGCGAGAAATGGGTCGGGCAACGGAGGTCTATGGCTTTAGCCGTTCTTGGAAGTCGCCCACCCCCACCGCAAATCCATAGCGACTCTTTGCCTCTAGCGGCAACCACCGTCTAAAATAAACTTACCATCCCCTGTATTATAGGCCGTGAATCGTTCCAGGTTTACGGCCTTTTTGTTTTTCTACAACTCCAACCGCCTGGCCAGGGGCCGGCGTTACTCCCCGGGGGAGCCATGGGCCTTGAATTCAAGTTGCAGTCGCTGGACGCGGTGCCCGAGGTGCTGCGCTCGGCTTACGTCCAAAAGGACGGAGCGTATGTGCTCGACGTAAACGGCGGCCTTGTGTCCGAGTCGGAAGTGAAAGGGCTGAAGTCCAAGAATGAAGAGCTGCTTAGCGAAAAAAAGAAGCTGCTCGGGCAGTACAATGAATTGCTGGAAAACCACAAGTTGACGGATGCCCAGCGTGCCGACCTCCAGGGGAAAGTCGACGATCTGGAAAAGCAGGTGCTTTCCAGTGACGAGCTGGCCGCCAAAAAGATCAAGCAGGCTCGGGAAGAGGCCGCCGCAGAAACCGCCAAGATCAAGGCCCAGGCTGACCACTACCAACAGCTTTACACAACTTCGACAATCGAGGCCGTGCTTACCCGGGCCGCACAGGAAGCCGGTGCGTTTTCCGCCGCCCAAATCCATGGGCTTCTGGCGGGGCGCACGGTGCTTGAGCCCGTTATCGGAGACGACGGCAGGCCTACCGGGCAGTACGTCCCAAAAACCACGGTCACCGTCTTGGACGGTGACAAGCGTGTCGAAAAAAACCTTCCCGCTGCCGAGGCGGTCAAGGCGTTTTTGGGACTGCCCGAGAACAAGAACCTCGTGGACACAAAGTTCCAACCCGGGGGCGGGGCCACCGGAGGGCGGGCCGGAGCCACGAATCAAAACTGGCACGACCTGTCGCCTGTCGAGCGATTGAATCAGGCGCGGGGCGTTTAACAAGGAGCTACCATGGCCCTGACTCTCGTTGAGGCCGCCAAGCGGTCCGATAACCCCGTCCAGTCGGCTGTCATCGAAATGTATGCAGCCGCTTCGGACATCATGGCGGCGCTGCCGTTCCAGGACATCACCGGTAACGCGCTGCGTTACAACCGTGAAGACACCCTGCCCGGCGTCGGCTTCCGTGGCGTGAACGAAGCCTACACCGAGTCTACCGGCGTTCTCAACCCGCAGACGGAACCCCTCGTCATCGCGGGCGGGGACTTGGACGTTGACATGTTCATCCTGCGCACCATGGGCATGGCCCAGCGGTCCACCCAGGAAGGCATGAAAGTCAAATCCCTTGCCCTGGCTTGGGCCAAGCAGTTTTTGAAGGGGACCAGCACCCCCGATCCGCGCGGATTTGACGGTTTGCAGGTCCGGTTGGTTGGGAACCAGCTCCTTTACGCCGGGACCACTGACGGCGGGGACGCGTTGTCCCTGGCCAAGCTCGATGAGCTGATCGACCGCGTGGACAGCCCCACGCACCTCATCATGAACAAGACCATGCGTCGGCGCCTGTCCGCTGCTTCCCGATCCACGTCCATCGGCGGGTTCCTGACGTACGAGTTGGGCGCCTTCGGCCGAAAGATCGCCATGTACGCCGACCTGCCCATTTTGATCGCGGACTACGACAACGCTGGGGACGACATCCTTCCCTTCACCGAGGTTGGCTACACCGGTTCCACGGCCACCGCGTCGAGCATCTACTGCGTCAGCTTTGGCGACGGCATGCTTGGCGGAATCCAGAACGGCGTGATGGATGTCCGCGACCTGGGCGAGTTGCAGGAAAAGCCGGCCATGCGCACCCGCGTTGAATGGCTCGCCGGCATCGCCTGCTACCACGGCCGCGCCGCCGCCCGTCTGGGTGGGGTCAAGGACGCGGCTGTCACCGCCTAAGCCTGACGCAAAGGGAGAAACATCATGAGCATCACCGGAGCCAAAAAGCGCCCCCAAGGCACTTTCGACGCCAACCTTGAGTTTAAGGACGCTGGCCTTGTGGCCGCCTCCGCCGCCGCCACCGTCGATTCCGCCGCCAAGGTGATTGATGTGGGCGAGGGGCTTTTCCGCGGCTGCATGATCATCGACGTTTCCGCCTTGGAGATCGCCTCCAACACGGAGATTTACGACATCATCATCCAGGGCTCGACCGTGGCCGCCTTCGCCACCGATACGGCTATTGCCGAGCTGGCGGCCCTGAACCTGTCCGCCGCCGAAGTGAAGCGGTCCGACTGCAACAAGGACGATTCGACCGGCCGCTTCAAGATCTACTTCGATAACGAAAACGACGGCTCTTACTACCGCTATTTGCGCGTGTACACCGTCGTTGCCGGCGATGTGGCCACGGGCATCAACTACACGGCCTATGCCGTGCCCATGGAGTAGGCCGTCATGTCCGCCATCAACCCGGGCATCGTCGAAGCCCATACGGTGCCGGCGTCAGGCGTCAAGCAGATCAAGGACGTAACAATGGGCGCCATGGCGTTGCAGGAACCGGACGCCGTGGCCATTACCGGCGGGACGGCGTTCGGCGTTGCGCTTTCCGGGGCCATCCAGTCGGCCATCACCGCCGCCGGAGCGGTCGACGTCAACGCCAACCATGTCTCCATCGTCGGTCCTGCCACGAGCACCTATGCCATTACCTTGGCCGCCCCGGCGCGGGCCGGGCAACTGCTGGCCATCACCATGACCAGCACCACGTCCACGAACGCGGTCACCCTGGCGTTGACCAACGTTATCGGCGGTTCCGCCGCTTCGACCGCCACGTTCAACGCGGCCGGAGAGACGCTTGTGCTTGTGAGCACGGCGGAGAAGTGGGTTGTGGTGGCCGAAGCCGGCGTCACGCTGTCGTAAAATGTCGGGGCGGGGAAACTCGCCCCTTCCGAGGGGAACAAATGGCCATCGTTTACAATGTCGAATCGGGCGCCCCGCTGAAAGTTCATGACGTGGATGCTCGGGAACTGCTCGCCCGGGGCGGATGGACGAACGTGCAGCCTAAGCCCGAGATCGTTTCCCTTGAGGGGATGACTGTAATCCAGCTTCGGGCCTTTGCGAAGGAACATGGGATCACCCTTGGGGCTGACGCCACCACCAAGGATACCATCCTGGCAGTGATTCAGGCTGCAGACTTCATCCTCCGCCCCGGGGAAAAGGCATAGCCCATGGCGCTTGTCGTCGAAACGGGGGCGCGCGTCACAGGCGCGAACACGTTCATCAACGTGACCGATGCTGACACGTATTTTTCTGATCGAGGCATGACGGATTGGACCGGGACGGACGCCGCGAAAGAAGCCGCGCTTATTCGTGCCGGGCAATACCTCAACTGCCTCAATTGGCGTGGCTACCGCATCACCTACCGCCAAGCCATGTGTTGGCCGAGATACAATGTCCCTATCGACGACGTTGGTTTGCCGGAGAGCTATGATATCAACGAGGGCTACTACTGGCCTTCCAACGAAATTCCCCCGGCTATTCTGCAAGCGCAATGTGAGGTCGCGCTTCGCTACCTCGTTGGTACGGACCTGCTCCCGGACCTGGAGCGCGGTGGCGATATTGTGATGGAGAAGGTTGACGTCCTCACAACACAATACTCTGCCGGTGCTCCGGCCGGAACAATATTTCAAATTGTCAAGGCTCTGTTGCGGCCGTTCCTGCTTCCGGCAGGCGGGCTGGAGATGGTGAGGGGGTAATGCCCATCCGTCGCATCAAAGACCTCTCCGGGCTCGTAGCCCAGGCCATCATGCGGTCGAGCCGTCGCCCGCACTACTGGCACGTCTATCTTTGGCGCGACAAGGATTCCTTGGTCGGCGGGACCTTGGGGATGGAAGATGGGCAAGCAAGTGGCTGTCATTGCCCCTGTCCTACGCTCATGGACCCGGAAAGCGGCGAACTTCTCCCGGCTCCCAAGATGGGCGAGGTCCATTTTG